GCCACACTTTAAAGTCCGTGACCACCAACGTTCGGAGTATAGTCTCCGAACGTGGTCTGTACACGAACATTGTGTGAGCGCAAGTAGAAAGTTGTGATCTATTTGATAATTCCTGCGGGAACGAATCCCCGCAATATAAAACAAATAGTTTAAACTATAATAATTGCAGAGCATTCGCTCCTCACAACGAACTGATAAATCAGCACGCTCCTTGGACCACCCAAGGACTGAACAGGTTAAGCCTGTCAAGCTTGATATATATTAGTAATAGTGGGATATATCAATTTCCACAATAGAAAGTTTTTTGGTTTTATTCGTAACCAATCGTTTGAAAAACGATCAAAACACTTACAACGACAGTATTAGCTTGTCGAGAGCCTCTGCCTAATCCGAAAAAGGCAATATTTGGTAATTATACATGATAGGCACCCCTGTAAAGAAAAACAGGGAATAGTCCTCTCCTGTAGCAACCCAATCCTGAAATGAGCACACACTACCAGCAAAATTTGCAGTCTGTATAACAGCGGAGTCGGAAAGATTACTCTCTGCAGAAATAATACGAGCAGGAGAGAATCTTTGGCCTCTGTAATATGGCAATTCATACTCAATGGTGTTGTTAACACCCATGTTGGTGGCAGCAGAGCCTCCATTAGAGTATACACCCAGAATATCAGAAAGCCCAGCAGCCAAGTTACTACCTCCAAAGAGAGTATCTGTAATCCAACCAATGGAATCAACAAAACCAACTCGTGTAGCAGACGGAGAGCTATCAACATTACTCGATCTAGCAAACAAGAGTTTGTGCCGCAATCCTCCACGCCATCCGGCGTACATTGGGGAGAAAAAAGCGATTGGACTTGTGTTTCCGATTGTTCCTTTGGTAATACCATCAAGTGTCAAATCATCACCTTCGGAATCAAATCCAGTTTGAGGTGGTAATCCTTTCAAGAAATATTTACCGATTGTGACCGCCTGATCATCAGTATTCGAAGGAGCAATATATGTTTTTACATGCACATATCGTCGAAACAATTCACGTATTGACGTTGGATTTTCTCCAAAGAAAACTTCCATTGTATGATCATCTGGTACCAAATTCTTATTGATTGGCTCCAATGAATTGGAACCTAAAGGTTGGCCTGATACCATGGATTCACCAGATGCTTCTACTTCACCACTCTGAGGAGTGAATTTAAGAGCAGCAGGAG